TCTCTACAACGGCAGGATCTGGAGCAGGAAATAATTCCACAACGGTTAAGATTGCTCCTGGTGATGTAGTATTTGGTTTCTTTCTTGACGGTGATAATGCTCAGATTCCTGTCATTATGGGAGTTTTTGGTAGAACTTCACAGGTTCTTACCTCTACAAATGCCGGACCATTCCAACCATTTACTGGATATACCAGTAAAATCAAGAATGATGGTAAGGCACTTAAAACTGATCAGTCTAACGAACAAACCGCAGACTCTCAAAAATCACCAAGAAATGTATCACCGGCACTTGTAACAGAAATTGGTGCCGATGAGATTTCTTATTTTTATGGAATTGGTGAAACAATTCAACTTGCCGATGGCAGTAATAGCACTACAATTAGTAAGATTTCAACAGAAATTGATAATTTACTGAATAAAATTAAAGTACCTAAAATTTTTACCGATATTAAAAATGAAATTAATCGGGTAACCGCAAAAATTCAGGCAATTTCCAATCAATTGGTTGGTAATATGGTGACTTTCTTTTATAAGAAACTTGCCCCACTTATCAATAAATGACTCAAACTTTTATATAAAAAAGTATATGAGTTAGTTCTTGCCGTAACAAAAAATCCGGTAATTGCTCATAAGGCAGGTGTTGCCGCTCAAAATGCAATGGTTATTCCTGTTAAAGAAATTCAGAAGGTTATCGGAACTTTAACTGGTTCAATTATCGGTAGTCTGGGTAGTACAATCAGTGGATTACTGAATGCCGTTGTTGATAATCAATCGAGATTTGTAAGTTGTGCCTCAACACAATTTACTGGTGCTCTGGTGAATGATGTAATCAATAAGGCAACACAGGGTCTCTCTTCTGTTTTGGGTGGAATTGGAAGTATTCTACAGTTCTTTCCATCATTCAGTGTATCTAATATTCTTAGAAGTTCTTCTGATGCGATTAAAGGTTTGGTTGGTTTGTTGGGTACAAATCAAACCAAAGGAAAATCTCAAGGAATAGTAAAACAGTGGGTGATTGGTTCTGGACCTAAGAATGCTTCGTGTTATGACATTAATGATGTTTTATCAAGTGCCAACTTTATGGATGCCGCCAGTAAGGTTACTCAAGGTATTGGTGTTGCAAATAATGCAATCGCAGCGGCAAGTGGGTTGATTGGTGCCGTGAATACTGCGGCAGGAGTTGCAAATGCCGTTGCTTCTACTGCAACAGATGTAGTTGGTGCATTTAAAGATTTGGCAGTATTGAGTGCAACTCCGGGAAATAAAAGTGCATCTGGTAGTTGTTATGCCGGACCTCCAGTATCTTGTGGTCCTCCAGTTGTTAAAATCTTTGGTGGTGGCGGTCTAAGTGGTGCGGCAATTCCACTATTTGGTTCTGTTGTTGGAGAAACTGGAAGTAAAACTGGAAGTATCATTGGTGTTCAACTCACAAATCCTGGATATGGATATCAGTTCCCACCATATGTGGAGATTACTGATGAATGTGGACAAGGTTATGGTGCCGTCGCAAGATCTGTTCTAAACGATGACGGAACTATTAAATACATCTATATTGTATCAGACGGTGAAAATTATCCAATTAATGAACAAATTCCATACTTTATCGATGAGGTTGTAGTTGAAGAATCTGGAAATGATTATACCGAGAATGATACCGTAACCGATGAGGATGGTAATGAGTTTACATTTGAAGTGTATAATGGATCTATCACTAAGATTACTCCAATAAATAATTCAGTCAGTGATCTTCCAGTACTCACTGTCAATTCAACTACTGGATCTGGTGCAATTCTCAGACCAATTCTTGCAACAACTCAAAGACTGGGAACTCCTATAAAATCAATTGATTGTATTTCATAAATGGCTAAAAGACCCACAAATAAGCAAAACTGGCAAGGAAGACAAGTCACAAGTTTTGGTCCAAAATTTAGAATTGATGTAGCAAACCCCCAGATGGGAGTGAATGGGACTGATGTATACACTTTATATGGTGTAACCGATAATAAAGATGTCGCTATTACTGGACTTACAGAGGGCGGTCTTTATAAAATCTATAATGATAAGTCTATAGAGATTGTTGCCGGTCAGAAAAGTAGTGGTGGTGTTGATATTATGATTACCGGTAGAAACGGTGATGTATGTATTACTGCCGAAAAGAGTGGAAAAATTAGAATTCGTGCTCAAAACATTACATTAGATGCCGATGAGGATATTGATATTGTGGCTGGAAGGAATATTAATCTATTATCTGGATCTGGAAGAGTATTTTTAAAAGGAACTAATGTTTCTTCTGATGGTATTGATGGAAATCTTGTACCTCAAGGAGCAACATTTGGTGAAATTGCTTTTGCCGGAACTTATGTTGGTGCCGATACAATTCTATCAGCATTTAATGGTGGAATTGCGCCTAATATTGAATCGGCAAGTAATACTTCATCAACTTGTGATGCGAATGTTGATTCTCCTGCTGCCACAGAAAATAGTAAATATGCCGATGATGTTCTTTCAAATGCAGAACTTAATCGTGCTAATGTAACAACATCGACAAATGTTGTAAGTACTGGTGGTGCTGCCACTGGTGGAACTCTTGCAGAATAATTAAAATGGCAGACGATCTCTATTACGGTGCACCGACATTTTTTAATGATGATGTCACTTTTTATGGTGATGTAAATGTTTATGGTAAATTAAATTTTACTAAAATAAGTTATGATTCTTTATATGTTAGAGACGGAGCAATCATCAATCAACTTGGTATTGCTCAAACTGCATTAGTTGTGAATGGTGATGCACGAGTTACTGGAATATTGACAGTAGGAACTGGAGGTATTACCTTTGATGGATATACCGGTATTATTAGTGCAACAAGTTTTCGTGGAGATGGGGGTAGTTTAACTGGAGTTCAACCATTTCCTTCTGGAACTTTGATGTTGTTTCAACAAACAACAGCACCAACAGGATGGACTAAACAAACCACTCATAATGATAAGGCACTCAGAGTTGTGAGTGGAACTGCAAGTTCTGGTGGTTCTACTGCATTTTCAAGTGTAATGGCTTCCAGAACTCCTGCTGGTACTGTTTCTGCCACAACTCTTACAACAGCACAAATACCAAGTCACACTCATGGATATAGTAGTAATGGTAGCAGTATGGCTGGTAGGATAAATCCAGGTATTTCCAATGCATTTAGTGGAAATGGAATTGGAGATGTATCTTTTTCTATCAGTAATGCTGGTGGCGGCGGTTCTCACGATCACGGATTCACTGGAACTGCAATGGATTTTGCTGTTCAATATGTAGATTTAATTATTGCTTCTAAAACTTAATTATGTTATACTGTAATTTTGAACTATGACTAAAATGAAACCAGGGAATTTTTGCCCTTTAATCAAAAAAGATTGTGTAGGAATTAAGTGTTCTTGGTATACACAAATGCGAGGAACCAATCCAAATACCGGAGAACCAGTTGATGAATGGTCTTGTGCAATTGCTTGGATGCCTGTGATGGCAGTGGAGATTGCACAAAAATCAAATCAAACTGGTGCTGCTGTAGAAAGTTTCCGAAATGAAGTTGTAAAAGGTAATCAACAAAACCAACAACTTTATATTCAATCATTACAACAAGGAATTGTTCCGACACAAATTACACCACTCAATCAACCAATAAATATACTACTCGAAGGAGAAAAATAAAATGAGAGTAACAATTGTCCCAGAGGATAAATTTATTCGTAAGGATGATATAATGATAAATCTCCCAGAATGGAACTTTGATGATTCAAATATTCACGCAATCCAATGGTATGATACTGAAGGTGAAATTGAATACCGGGATACACTACCCAATTCAACCTTCCAAGATACCAGCATCCTGGAACTATATATTAACGCTCTTGAGGCATATCTGGATGCTCAGCTCGCAATAGTTCCTCCACCTTCATCACCCCCCGGACCCGACTACCTGACCTTCTGGGATATATTACTATCCAGTAGCGTATATGCCTCGATTCGTACACAGAGTTTCATTAGTCTGCCGATGAACACTCTTGCTACTGAGTTCATTGCCCTTATCGGGGACGCTAAAGTAGGCCGTCCTAATGAAACTGCTATTCAGTCCAGTATGAGTGCCATCTTTAGCACTGGCACCTTCACTGAAG